GGAAGAGGAAGAGGAAGACCGCCACCACCAGGTCTTCCCAACATAAATGGCGGTGGAGGAGGTAGCGGCGGAGGAATACCCCCAGGAGGAGGTATCTGAGTCGGGTTATTTTGACGAAATTTATCAATCTTTTTATCAATATCAATGCCGATTTCTTTCATAGATTTAACAAATGAATCATTTAAATCACCGGCGGCCTTAAGAATCTCATTTTGTCCATCAGCGCAATTTTCAGGCGTTGGTTTTATCGGAATGAATTGTTTTAGCTTATTCGTTATTGCGTTGGGTAAATTAGTCCCGTCTTCAACAATACCACCCACGACACCAGATCCGCCAAACGACGGATTATCAAACATTATATCGGTAACATCTTTGATATTATCTTTATCTAACATTCGTGGTGGCGTGGGGTCTTTCGAAATAATAAATATAAAAAATGGGGGTAATTGGCCGCCGCCGGTTGTATCTAACTTGTCAATACTAATCGATGGAACTCTTGTCATAGATTTTTTATCCAAAATACGCAACAAACGATTCGCTACAGGTTGCCCAGGTTGTCCTGTATCCCCATCATCATTTACCGGTTTCACCAATTCTTTCTTGAATACTTCAAATGCGCGACCAGAAATAATTTCGGGTTTTTCTAATTGAAAGAACATCCATTTGGACGTCATAGAAAGAGAGTCACTACGTAGATCTGGCGAATACCAAATATTACGCGGTTTGGCAAATATCATATGTACAACTTGAATGGTATTAAATTCTATTAATGTTGAAAGCATTTTGGCGAGTTTTTGTTGATTACCAACATCACTACCACTGGTCATACCTATAGAGTCGTTTAATTTCTTCTTCATTTTATTTGTGATGAATACAACATTATCCGCAGAGCCACCTTTTTGGCCTTTTTTTGGTTCTATTTTTTCACTCCATTTGGTTTTGTATATATCTGGGTCAACAAAACCGGTGGTCATTCCGTCGCCCCTTATATAATAAGCCGCACGATCTGGGATAATTTGTTCTACCGCAAATTCACCTGTTTTCGCAACAAGATCACATATGTGCTTTAGTTTATTCGCTTTCAAATCAATTGCTAGACGCAGGTTTTTAATTTCGGAGTTTTGAGGTCCGATTTTTTCATTCATTTTTTTTATGAAATTCGAGTGCATACCAGAAAAATAGTATTTCGTAATACGAAACAGAGTCCAGAAAATAAGATCGACTCCAAACGAAAAGTTTTCTACGGTTTTTTCGCGTATGCTTGAAAACGGTTCCAAATTTTCATTACTCAATTTAGATTCTTCATAAAATTTGTTAAAAAACGTCGCAATGTTGGCTTTAGGTGCGGGTGTGGGTACCTGTGCTGGTACCGGTGCGGGTGCGCGTTTGGCAATTATATAATTATAAAAAATCAGCATTGACCTGAAATGTTTACCGTGTAATTCACGTATTTTTTCGTTAATAGAGTAAATTCTATCGGCAATACTGTCTATAGGGGGTGTTCCTAACTTAGGAATACCATATTTTGACAACTCAGTATTTATTCGCATTGTTACACTTTTCTTTTGATTCTCAACAGTCGCTCCTGCTGCTATTATGATTGGACCGAATACTTGGAGGGTGTGTGGTAGTACTGGTCGAGGAGGAAGAGGACCAGGAGCGGCAATTGGATCAATTGTTCGCCGGTATTCCAATATAACAATTATATTCTCAAGTGCTTGAATTTTGGGTTTATCGGTTAAAAAGTGATTCCGTTTATCACGTTCTTCACCTGTTAAGTCTTGTATTTGTAATCTATCAACTAAATTATATAATACGTTTGGAGTAGTGTTATCGCCATAATTTAATGTAAACGCGTCCCTTGTAAACTGAGTAGTATTGTTGCTGTGAATCAAATGAAAAATATACTGGATTATTTTATAATTAGGTATGAATTTTCGTTGTCTATCAATTTCGAAACTACGAGACCCGAGCATAAATGTATCAAACTCTTCATCAGAATGTTTTAATATCGAGTTCATTTCGATACTTCTTTTAAGTTTCGTGTATTCCTCATTTAATGTTTCTAACAGTTTAATTTTTGCATTTATCGGAACCTTGGCAAATCCAGAATTAGGAGAATAACCCACAAATCCATCATTCGTAACCAATTTTTCTTTTTCAAATACATTGTGTAATTTATCAAATATTCTGTATAGCTCATTCATAATTACGACATTAAATTCATATGTTGGAAAATACCGTTGACGTTCCGTAACATATTCCAATGACTCGTCTTTACGAATACGGATTTCACTATATAATAATTCAAATAAGCCAATGTAATCATCAAGATGTTTTACCGCTGTAGTAACGTCCGCTGACGCATTATTTGACACATATGTATCCCGTAAACGTCTATAATTATCACTTATTTCATCGACAATATGCATTAGTCCACTTGATCCTGCGACGCCAGGTGCTGCCGAGTCCTGAAATACATCATCAAAGTCCATTTTCAATGTCAACAACTCATCCTGCTCTAATTTCTTATCTTGAATAAAAAATGTGCTTGCGTTATCATAAAACGACCATTCAGCGAAATCAAAATGCCATTTATCTATTTTATTTTGGATACGTTCGATTTCCTTCTGTTCCAAATCAGTAGATGTTATTCCCTTCATAGACGCAGCACCACCAATCGTGGTGGGTGTGGATATATTCTTCCCCGCAATCGTATGTTTATAATATAGACTATTGTGGTTATTACCAAATGCCTTTATTACATCATTTAATAAATCCTGGGTATCTTTATCAGCTGCCTTTAATCCAAAATATTGTTTTATTTTATTATAATTTATTTTATACCGAGATGGGACAATGAGTTCTAGTAGATTTTTATTAGTTGATTTAGCACGATGATAAACCATCTGTTCATATATATCCACTTCTAATTTTGGGAACTCACCATCGATCCGGTCGAATTTAGAATTTGACGATTTACTCGCACCGGATGGACCAACGACGGTAACTTCTTTCAATGCGACACTATCATTAAGTTCTTCAACGTGTCGGTCAACACTCGAATCAACAACAGTTGTAAGATTTGTTATTGTAATATATGGTTTTTTTATGTGAGCTTGTGTTGATGCTGCTGCTGCTACTGCTGCTGCTGCTGCTGCTTGTTGTCCCGGACGTTGTAATCGTACCCGTGCCTGTGCACGCGCGTGTGCCTGTGCTAATAAAGGAACCATCAGCGGCATTAGCGGCGGCGGTAGCTGCTGTATATTTGCCATCACTTATTGTTATATTGGTGATAAATAGTATTATAACCTTAGCTATATACTATTTATAAAATTGTTTGTTGTATAAAAACGCTCGAGACCTAGGTCAGTTACGTTACATTACGTTATTTTTTTCCAACATTTGCGGGAGACGATTCAAATGTATCATCCTTAAATAATTTATGATATTTCACCAATTCTAAATGGTCAGACTCTTCTTTTTCTTTCTTTGCCTTTTCCAAGGTATGAAGTGCGTTGCTTATTTCTAAATCGCTTACCAATTTCTCTGGTCCGCGCTTTTCCTCCGTCATTGTATGTAAGTCTCTAAATTTTGAAGGAATAACACAATACTGACTATCTGCGTTCATAAAATGGTCTGTTACTATTGTAAAGCACGCAGTTATAACAAGCGCGTAATAGATACTACGTGTGCCCATCCAACTAACAGCAAACACCAATACTTCTTTACTCATAAGATATTTAATCCAGGATTCGGTAGAGGAACTAAGGTCTAAATTTATATACCGAGACCCAATATTCAAAATAATCATAACAAAACCGGCAAAAAATGTGCTGGTATTCAGGTTATGGAAAAAATTGTGCATCGTAGTAAGAACCCGAGAATTCATAATATTATTGGCTGGTGATTGAAGGGTGAAAAAGTTCGTTTTACCGGAAAATAAATCAGTAAATGATTTGAGATTTATTGGAGGAATAAGAGGTGAAGAAGCAATAGAACCTGGTGCGCCGCCGGTTTGTGGCGCAGTTCCAACACCGGGCTTTCCGCCACCACCGCCGCCACCGCCCCCTTGTAAAATTTTACTATTTTGTTGTTCTTCTGTTTTCGGAGTTCGGTTACCGGTCCGACGACGACTTCTATTTTTATGTGTTGATGTCATATAATTCGTTGTAATAATTCGTTATGTACCTATTATTATAACATTAGAGATTCTATTTAATTGAAACGGCCCCGAAACGCGTTTTTCAATTTACGCATTCCCTGACGCGCACCCTTCTTGAATTTTTCACGGACCTTGAATCCTTCATCAGGATCTACAAGTTCTTCAATACCACTGGGCGCCATTATCGTTTCATTGGATTTCCATTTGCTAAATATTTCGTCGAACATTTTAGAGATATATTTCTTTTTCTTTTGAAATTCGGTCTGGGTTTCATAATTGCGGTCATTACTGTCATTACCGTCACCCCCTCCGTCGCTATTTTCTGAATCACTGTCATTATGGCCGTGAAGGTCATAACCGCTCGCTTTACCGCGATATGTATTTGTTCCATCCTTGATGTAAGGTCCGTCTGCCTTTTCTGATACGTCTAAATGCGATTTACTGTGTTTATATGATGTTCCAGCACCAGCCGCACCAACTACTGTAGATTCAGGATCAGGAGCAGACGGAGGCGCCGACGCCGGGATGTTCTTGTTGTTATGATGTTTCGGAATATCATCGTCAATTTCTCTATCGTTGTACACACCAAACGCAGACGTGGCTACCACCACGAGCATCATCGCAACTAAAATAAATACTGTTCTGAGTTTCATTATATGATATCGATGTATCGGTGTATCGGTGTATCGGTATATTATTACTATACTATTATTATATTATTATTAACTTGGAGCACTATTATCTTTATCAAAATAATAAGTCAATCCATATAAGTACCGTTTTTCATCATTTGTATTATATGTATCATCTTCAAGTGGTATTTTAAAGATATTGTTGGCACCGGTTATATGTGTTAAATATTTTACGTTGTTTGTATCTAGCTTATTTATGTCAGTAATCGGATTCAATACCGGAGTCGATAATAATGACGCAACTGATACCTTATCATATATACTTGTAGTACCCCCACTCTTCTCAAATGAAATAATATCATTTGTGCGTTTAATAATTGCCAAATAACCCAACATCACGCGTAATTCTTGAACAATCGATTCATCAATACGAATCGCGTAAAGTGAATTTTCACTATCTTTTGATTTTGTGCGCATATTCGCAAGAATCGCACTAATTCGTTTCCGGTATTCATAAACCTTTGAATACACCTCAATACTTTTTTGTTTTACGTTAGAATTCAATGTTTTATCGTTGTTGATTTGGGTTAATAATTCACTATATAATTTATCATTAATATTGTCATCTATTTCGCGTAAATTATAGCGTTGTTGTTTGGCATTATTATTGCTGGGGTCAACCTTAATGATTGATACATAATTCGGTATTTCTCCGTCAGAATTGTCATAGTAATTGTACAAAGAAATCCGTTTAGAATAATCGTCACGACTATTTGAGTTAGTATTAAAAAGTAGATCCGTATTAAATCGCCCCAGAATATTAGTTATATTAATAATTTTTTGATTTATGTTATCATAAATGTTCTTTTTTACATCACGAAAATCACTACGTTTCACCGGTTCAAGGACACAATCCTTAAAATATTTGTATCGGTTTAAGGAATTGCCAGTAGAATCATTTATAACATAAAATGCCGCGAAATTATATACACCGCTCAAAGCAACCTCTCGACTTCCACCTAACAATTCATTACTTCCAAACATAGAAATCCCGCCAATGCCGCTTCCAATCCCGCATTTTTTACTGTTGAAATATTTATCAGTAAAGTCGCGACTATCATCTTCAATGAATTTGTTAGAACGATGATAATCCTTCCCAGAGTCGTCCCCCACAACGATTTTCGGCATTGTTATTGAAAATCCTTCCTTTAATGACACGCCATTTGTAAGTTCATCTTTGTCAACACCGTGTCGCGCCATTGTGGTCGTAGTGATTGAATCAATCCATTCTAATATTCCATTATGGGAATCAATCACGCCATCTATCGTCTTAATATATAAATATATCGTCACACAAATAACAATAATAATGCCTGCTGTGAAATAGTGATATTTTTGATAAACGAGCAATGTTAGTAAAATAATAAATGTGATACATTTGAGTAAGACTACTGTTGTTTCGGTATATAAAACATTATGATAAACCCAGGTTGATAAATATTGTATATAATACGGGATGCTATTACTGTTCATATTACTATAATTACCATAGATATATTTCAATACATATACGAATGTGTGTAATGAAATGTTTATATTTTACTTCTTCTTAAGAAGTTTTTCAATCTCCTGTTGAGGAGTAAGTCCTTCATTATGCTCCTTCTTCTTCATTTCAAGCCCTTCCGCAGTTTTGGCGGCGGGCTTCTTCGCCTTTTCCTTCTCGGCGTCACAGTGCTCTCCTTCGCAGGGTTTGGCATCCTCTGCGGGAGTAGTAGTAGTCGGAGCTGGTACGTCCATCCCCTCAAATCCGTGGTACCCAGACATAGTAGCCACGATTGCGACAAACACAACCGCGAGAAGACCTGCCGCAGTATGCTTCAGAGAAAGAAACACAACCGCAGCAACAAACACCAGCTTACCTAAAACGTTATTATACAAAAACCCGAGAAGGTTTGGTTTAAGAACCATAATAACGATAAGCACCAATAAAACTCCTAAAGACAGTTCTTTGCTTAATTTCACCATTTTCGTCGTATATACATAACTAATATATTTTTCATATCTAACTGATAAATATTTTTGAACGATTATTTATAATTCACATTTCGTCCTAGAATTAAAATCTCATTTTTTTATAGGAGAATATGTCATCTTTAGGTTTTTCTGAATATGCCGAAAGTGGAAATCTTAACAATAACAATGTAAACGGAAACGGAAACGGACACGGACACGGAAAAATATATAATCGTCGAAATGGAACTGGAACTGGATCAGGAAATAGAACCCTAAAGATACCACGTAATCATAATCAGAGTACAACTGAAGTCATCGGCGGCAGCACTGAACGAGGGTTATTACAATCGCCAAACGGTAATGATACCGGTATATCCAATGAAAATGGAACGAACCAAGGGATGATACAACAAGCCGGTCAAAAAATAAAGCAAATCAAGGATTATATAGAAAATATTCATCGAAAAGGCGGGGAAGATAGCGATCCAGACGACGACGATTCAATATTACCGGCCTATCCGGCGCAAGGAATGGGTGTATATGCTACAAATATAACGAGCCAAGGGGTTATTCGTGGTCCAGACAACGTATCTAGCAATAATGGCGTCGTTCGCAAAACAACTCAAATGAATTCCCTAAATCCGTCATCATCATATTCGTCAACATTATTGGAAGGTATGAATCCGGCCGATAGTACTAATGAACAATCACAACCACAACCACAACCACCGGGAACTACCGCAGGCGCATCAGGGCGGTTCTCATCACCACCCCATTTCACAACACCTTACGGTGATACCACACGAAATGTCGACCCGAGAAATAAACCCAAATCCACCGTAAATAATTTTAGCACAAATGATGACGGTAAACAAAAAACAAGCATTTATGCTTCTAAATATTATGAACAGTTTGTGCCTTATGCGGAGACCCTCGCAAATCAACTGGCTGGAGACGGGCGCAGCGGCGGCGGGGGCACAATGTCTGGAACAAACGCAGCGCTTATCGAAAAACTGAATTACATCATTCATATGTTGGAAGATAAGAAAGATGAAAAGACTGGGCACGTTATTGAGGAGCTTGTATTGTATTGCTTTTTAGGCATATTTATTATTTTCATAGTAGATACATTTACACACACGATCCCAGGTAATGGTCGCGCAGGAGGTGCTGGCGGGGGGTTTACAATGTTTGGTGGCGCGAAACACCGAATATATCGTCGTTAATTGTTATAACATAAACAAATCCTTACACGGTAATTCCCGATGAATGATTGCGTTATATAATACATAATACCATTTATGTGACCATAATACAGGTGAATCATCGTTCATCATTCGAACAATTTCATCAATAATAATATAATTATGTGCCGTGGTGTCAATAAGTATTGGCACCCCCACCCCCATTCCAATCTCTCGACAACGTATTTTCAAACTGTCAATAAATCCATATACAAACACTTGTATGTCACATACGTGTTTGTTGCGAATCGATGATATTAAGCGCGGTATTTCAGTGGAAGGGTTATATAAAGTGTCTGCTGTGGTGACCACAGCGGTTCCATTTCGATTGGCACTTATGACACGTTTCCCCGAGAGATCGTATTTTGGGGGGTTCACTGGTGGAAGATATTTTACAACAGCCGTAGATGTTTGAGATATATAATTGTGTAATCTCTCGATGCGGTTGCCGCGAGTCTTCTTTTTGTGAATAGAATCATTATTGCCTCTATGTGTACAGGTTTTGAAAGCATCTTCGAGAGATTGGGGGCTCACCCTCGCCCAAGAAGGTCCATAAATATATACTGAAAGAACCCGCGTCTTATTGAGAATCAACATATAGACTTGGTATATCCCTGATTGAATGAGATGTTGCAGATGTGTTATCTCATTTAAAATCGAACAACGAAAATCTCTCGAACATTCATTTATAAACGCATAAAAAAGCGCGAAGTTTATGGATGAAACCTTTATAATGGCGGTGTGGCCGCGGGAAGTACGGGTACGTCGGTCCTTGTCGTTGTGCCAGGCCCCAGCCCCAGCCCCAGCATCAGACCTCATTAATCTCTCGAGAGATAAAGCATAAGTATACACTGTTGTAAACGGAATAACAAACCACGGTATTTCATTATATCGGTACAATGTTTGTTCCCCCGCAATCTCTCGAGACTTCTGAATATATTCAGTTGTTTCAAGGAGTTCGAGAGATTGACGGTCACTTACATCGTATCGGGACCAGGCCATATGTTCACATACATATATTGATATAGACAATGGCGTTACACCGGTGGTAGTCGTGAGGTCTCTTTCTATTTTAATACGAGGTGTAAGAATACAAGCGCCATTAATGTCATTTGACAACGTCGACGACGACGACGAGATGAGTGAACGATATACACCAACAAATGCGGACAATCCGTGTGTTTCATTTTCGATAGTAAACGCCAATCTCTCGTGATGTACATATGGAATCAAACCCTGGTTCATCGAACAATAACCACCATTATTCACGGTAACTTTATAGTCGTTGTTTATTAATTCCGCAATCTTTTCAAATGGAATATTATCAGTGTTCCTAACACTAGAATAAACGTGGATATTTTCAGGGTTTACATTTGTAATAAATGGATAAACAACGGCCGCATTATACCCTTCATTATTTTTCACACCTAACGGATTCATTGTACTAGTAAATGTATTCGGGCGGCGCGCAGCATACCAACGCTTTACAGAAAAACGAAATGTTAGTGGTTGGTGATACCAATAATAGTAATTGAATTTTAATATTGCGATACTGATGAGATATAGTGCGATTATTACACATATTATATAATGGAAAAATAATGGCGGTAATGACGGTAATGACGGTAATATATAATCCATCACTATACAATACACATTCTGATATGTATTGTATAGATATGACTCCTAGAGATTATTACGCAACCTTTTTAAGAATGAATAAATACTGGTATTCATTAAGAATATGAACCAAATCTACTTGACCTGTTACAGTAAAGCCAGCCTCTTTTGCGATATCCAAAATTTCTCGGTTTGTTGGCATATAATAAGTATGGACATTCTCGCGAACTTTCCCAGTTTTATCATCAGTAAATTTTTCTGTGAATTTAGCAATATTTTTCTCACCGGTGGAACCGTCTACTGCTCCTCCTCCTCCTCCTCCACCGCGTGTAGGTTGTGGTGCCTTGAAATCCGACTTATATTGAAAACTGCGGAACTTTACGAGAGAAGTCGTGATCCGGTCCTTTGCGTATGTTTGCGGGGATACAAGAAATAGGGGCTTTCCGCCAGGAACAATTGGGTCAAAATGGTTTCGGTCAACCAAGTGGATTATTAAATAACCCTCTGGTCGTAACCACTGGTGACAATTCTTGAAAAAGGCGCGTTTATCTTTTATGTAATAAATTGTAAAATAAAACGATGTCAATACATTAAATTCCTCTTCGCTAAATAACATCGGGTTCATAAAGTCCCCTTCTATGAATTTTGCGGAAGGATATAAATCTCTCGCGCTCTTAAGCATAGCCGGTGATTTATCGCATCCGATAACACTAACAACACCCTTATGTTTGAGTTGGTCTACGTGGTGTCCTAGACCGCAACCCAAATCGCAAACCTTGAAGTTCTTATCAGCCTTTTTAGCGTCAGTAATATTAATAATTTCATCTACTTCTGCCTCTATTTTATTCGGTTGTATAAACAGTTCATCATAAATATCCGCATAGAAACTATCATATATTGTATCATTATCGTATATCTTGTATTTACTATTTTGGTTATCAAACCCTTCGACCTGATATGATAAGTCACGCTTGATAAAACACAATATCATTAATAGACTGAATAAGAATACTAATATCTCCCATTTGGTGATTGACTTTACATATGCGGAAAATGAATTATAAATAGATGATGCCATTGGAGAACGATGCGATATGCGATATGCGACTACTAATATGTCATTATAAAAATAAACAGGCAAAAAAGCGTCTGGCGTCTGGCGTCTGGCGTTCAGTGAGTTCGTTAAACACCCACATAAAAAACCGCTTATTTATTATATATTATAGGAACAGATCACAGAGCAATCGCAACGTATGAGCGATCCTAATGAAATAAATGATATTCGCTCAGAAAATGAGTTTCGTGGTATTACTTTTTCTGCGTATAAAAAAACCGATGTTCGTAAAGAATTATTGAATAGTCTATCCAGTTCTAAAGTAGAACCGGCGTGTCATTGGAGCGCGGAATTGGTATGTTCCGGACATTACCTCGAATTATGGGATATCATCATTACATTTATTAGTAAATATATTCATTTAGCAAACCCCAAACTACCGCTGTATATTGAAATGCGGTTTGAAAGTTTCAGGGCCATTCTCTCGAATGGGTTCTCGGGGAATGAATTGCGCCTGCGGAATCACCCGAAGATACGCGCGCTTTTTGCGGAAATTGTATGTGTATTGTGTAATTCAAAACGTCAACATAAATATGACAATATTAAAATAAAGAAGAAAGAAGAATATGATATCACTACAATGTCACATAAACTAAAGGCCCCACGCGTTGATTACGCGCAAGAATATTTTAGGTCACGTGACCCGAAAGAGATTTTTATCGCCGTTAACGAATTCGCATATCATATTTCTAATGATTCTAAAAATACTCTTCAGGCGTGTTATTGGGTAGAATGGATAACCGAGTTCGAAACAATTTGTAAAGCCAAGAAAGAGACGTGTAGATGTGAACGTCGCTCTCATATTCCGGTCGATGATAAACTACAATTTGACCCGATTTGGCTTATTTGGGATATTATTATTGCGCGGAGTGAAAGCGCCGACGAACATACAATGCTCACCCAGAAAATAATTAGAAGCCTTTTACGGTTATACTGTGTGCGATTTACACCGGGTGTTCGCAAGAAGCGTCGATACTTGATTTATTTCGCGATATCGCTTCTTACAACCGAATATGACGGTAAAATCGAAATGATAAATGATCGACTGGTTATAGAGACGGCAGTCGCAAACATAAATGGAATATACAAACAGATTAAACAACACGAGATTAGTCCAGATACAGATTATCTCTTCTCGTCCGCAGGATATAGTGGTGGTGCGAGTGATAAGAACGGTGACCTTGAGCGCACGATTAAACGCCTCGAGGCATTGAATTCTATGAATACAGTAACACGTAAAATAGATGATGACGATGCCAAGAAAACATAACTAGAAAATATATTATTGTTATTATATAGTAATTAACAACAATAAACAATAAATAATTCAAAAATCGATGTCCCTTCCAGAATTTAAGTTCACAAATCTGACCAAACCGACAAATGATACAACTGTGAATAGCGGATTATCAGCCAACTCTAAAATGGTGAAATCCGGATTCATACCAGAGTTAATTAATAATGCCCAAAAAACCGCGGCTTCATTGAAAGAACAGATACCAGATATTACATCATCATTTGGTAGCAGCGGCAGCGGCAGCGGCAGCGGCGATGATGATTCATCATCAGATTCGAGTTTTTTTTCATTTACATTCCTGATTAAGGTGATTCTTATTGCGGTTATTTTATGGTTTATGTGGGCAAATTTAGCCAATAATGGCGATTTTCATTTAGGAATGGGTGATATCGGGTCAAAAATAACCGCATTTTTCAATGATATGGAATCAAAAGGTCGCGATGTGATTGCGAAGTTAAGTGGTTCTGGTTCTCAAGTACCGTCGATGAACCCAACCAATAACGCAAAGACGTCATCCCATTCGGATTCGGATTCTGATTCAGATTCGGATTCTGATGCCCGAGCAAGACCCGGAGATCATTCGAAACAACCACATACACATCGCGCGCCAATTCCGCCACCAATGAATAATAGTTCAGACAAAAAGCCAGGATTTAATAACGAAGATCCAAAATACACATTTTTAGATAAAGCAAGCCGTGAATATTCAGGTCCATCACCTCACGCGGATGATAGCACAAGCTCCACTCAAAAACACCAGAGCGGAAAGGCTGGATATTGTTATATTGGAGAAGACCGCGGGTTTAGAAGCTGCGCGAGGGTTGAAGCAGGCGATAAATGTATGTCTGGGCAAGTATACACACGCCAAGATATATGTATAGACCCAACATTACGAGCGTAAGTACTAATATATTAGAATATATTACGTAAGAAATCTGATCTCAGGAGTGTATGTAAATATTTCACTGGTTGAACTTTCTCCGCTATCATAAGTAGTTGTTAATGTTATATTATAGGTAGTGCCTACAATAAGATATTCATTTCCAGCATTGGTTGCTGGGATATTAATAATATGTTCACCAGATCCATTTATAGCGATACCATATATGTCTATTAATACTTCGTACCCCCCAGTAGTGAGGCCATTTACTATTGTTTTCGCGACGTTGATACCAGGGGCGATACTATTATTAAATGTAAATATCAGGCGAGCATAACTCAACCCATATTGGTTATAATATCCGACAACATCTGAAATAGACGGTTTCGAATAAGTCGGTAAAATGACAACCTTTGATGCTGTACTTGATTCACTTCTTAGATATCCATTAAACGCAGAAACAACTATAGAATAAGATCCGTCAACAATAACGCCTGTTCCAGCATCAGATGTCAATCTAGATATATTTGTCGTAAGTGTAGTATTTTTTATAGTTGTAGAATCAACAGTATATGTGAAAGTTTGCGAAATTCCATTTGTTGCCATATTTGTAACTGTAATATTATAAGATTTGATCAAGGATCCTCCGTCATCCGGTTTGGTCCAATTTACACTAATATAATTACGTGATGCGTCTTGTGTATTTGGCGGTATTGCGTATCTTGCGCTTGCGATAACATTTGAAGGCACCTTCGGTTTCGTTAATGTCCTCGCTGTCAATATACTTGATTCTGGCCCAACACCTATAAAGTTTATCGGTTCTATTTTTAAATAGTAGGTTTTTTCGTTACTTATATTTCGCAATATATATCGTTTCACGTTCGATGTTAGAGATATTACATTACTAATATCAATCGTTTGTTTACTCCAAGTGGTTTCGGTTGTTTCGCGATAATACAAATTATATGTTGTAATTGGCGGACCATTATAACCACCATTATCTGTTCCCAAATTGGACGGATTTGTCCATTTCACATCAATCATTAGATTTTTACGATCTACATCATTAAATGAAAAATCTCTAATTAAACTCGGGACAGACGATGTTTTGACAGTTATTGTCGCTGGAACACTTGATAATCCTCGCTCGTTTCCAGAAAAAACGGATAAATAATATATCGTATTTCCGGTTATTTCAATCGAGCCAGGTATTTTCTCAAAAATAATAGAATTCCCATTTAATTCGCCAGATATTTGATTATAACTGAAATTTGGCCCTGATGTTGGGCCGTTTGGTAGAATACTCTTGTAAGGCTCCCACGTTTTATTATTTTTAGAATATGTTATAACATAACCGGTTATTGGAAACCCTCCGTTGGAATCGGGCGCATCCCAACGAAGAGTAATGTGATTATTGCTGAAATCAAATTCAGTGACAGTTAAATTTGTTGGAGGTGAAAGCGCGGTCGTTGGGATATTCGATGTTATTTGTAACCCAGCTTTATATTCATATGTCTTTTTATAATTATACAAATTTACAGATGGGTCATAACATAGTAAACGCTCCTTACCAGGTACGCCGCACGCGGTTGTTAAACCGCATTGTAATTTAGATCGAGATTCCGGAGTAGATGGGCAAACAAGTGTAAATGGTCCAAATCCACCAGCCCCTCCGGCGCCAGATGACTGGCTCAAATACTTATTTTCATTTCCTATTTGACGCATCAATTCGCCGCGCGACGCTTTTGCGTACTTTTGGCTTTTAGTGAGGCCGCCAACATTTTTATTGTATTTAAGGATTTCGGTTTTGCGGCGCATATCATATACGTCATCGACCTCAGATGATGTTAGCTTTGCGCCAGTTATGCTATTATATAAATTGGAATTGCGGCAATTCGGAGTGAAACGCGTCCAGAATGCGCGATTGTATGGATTCGTGTAAAATATGTTGGTATTACAATTGATGATCGCGGGTGTTATTTTGAAGACATTTACGTTAAAAAACGCAATTTTTCTGTTGAAATTGGTGCTTTCCAACTGCGTTACTGTGATTGTAGCGACGCCTTCTAAATAAACACGTGCGGTAAAAACCCCGTCCGCGTATACTATTTTGACGACAGATTCATTTGACGATGATATCACAAAATTATCACTTGAGTCACTATTAGTGGATTCTGGCTTCGTAATTACAAACGACCCTTCGGTTGTCATTTTATTCAAGTCCTTTAAAAAATAAATTGTGGAGGGGTCATTGGTATTATGGACCGGTGTTTGACCTGTAAATGTAGGTGTGGACTTTATGATTTTTAATTGTATGGTTGATACATTACTATAATCACCAATATATTCAATTGACCGCTTATAGATAGATGTGGCTTCTTGGAAAAATTTGATGGGTACAGGTATATATACATTCGCATTAAATGTAACTTTACGAAACAATATTCTTGAACCTATAATCGCGAAATAATCATTTTGTGTAACAATAGTTTCAGTTCCACCCGATGCTGACCGCGAAATGTAATACGTTATATTTGTATAATCATTTGTTCCATCGTTCACATTTTTTCGGGTAGTTGTCGCAAAATCTGAAAAAGAAAGATCATAGGATCCTTCTAGATATTCTATTGTAATAATGTAATTATTATAGTCGGAAGATCCTTTAACTGTTGTATTTTTTACATCACTTATTGAATACGCACCGCTGCCAGTAAATGGTTTTAGACTTATATTCGTATTTACTTTTCTTAATGTTATTGGTAGGTTGATTATTTTTGGGGAAAATGATTCACTACCAACCTGGCTTATTTCCATAAATATTTTTGTTTCCAGGATTGTCGGTCTATACCCGCCGGATGAATCATAAATACCGTTAATAATTAACGCGTGTCGATACGGAAGTCGAACCTCATTGGTGCCAGGAATTCGATATAAACCAGTAGAACCATTCGCTTGCGGAATAACATAGTAATCCCGCTCTAATGTGATCACTGATATGGAATAATCATTTGTAGGGAATGAAAATGTAACGTTGGATTCTTCATTTGTAGACAATATTTTAATCAATGGAACAACCCCTATCATTGTTGATCGAAGATTTGTAATTGCGGATGAAACATCTGTATCCCGACTACCATTTCCAAGTGTAAATGTGTCTTTTTGAAGAGTATACGTCGTGTCATATGCGAGTGAATATACATTATAGCGGATATTTGGTTCATATTCAAAATATACTGGGCCAGTCGATGTATCTTGTTGTAATGGCGGTGACCAATTCGGTAAAGGTAATGGCATTTGTATAATATATTACATTGTGATTTTGTATTTCAACTTTACACCATTATTTTTTACACGAGAAAATCGTGTAAAAAATATAATTACCGCTAGAGAAGTATGTTAAATTATAGATTAGCGCATATACCATATATTTGACAAGTAAGAACCAACTGACTTCGTAGCGGTTGTGTCAGCACCACCATTTGTAACCATTTTAAGGTTAGGTCCTTCGTCTACAATACTCATAATCTTACTAGCGCCAACCGAATAATTAAAATATTGGATGGTTGAAATATATCCGCTAAATCGGTTAGCCGTTTTATCCTCACCAATGTTTACCTTTCCATAATTTTGAATTGGAATACCTGCGGTATTTCTACGTTGTGCTAAACGACCATTAACATATAAATCGATCACATTATTTGTAACACGTATAATCGCGTTCACCCATTTCTTCATAGGAATATCCGTGGCAACAAGTTGCTCGTTTAAATCGGCCTTTGTAACCGAACCACCACTCTTCTTACCATTTACATCAACTACCGCCATTAATGTGATATTTTCGCCTGTATCTGACCTGTCAGGGTTGGTTGCGCCGGTAATCTTTGTTCGTTTCAGATATAATCCCGGTGCGTTGTTTGGGTAATAAATTCCAGTGCTAGATTCTTTTGTTCCTTCTCCACCTTTACTAAATATTCTGGAATACTTGTCTTCTGTCTGCGGCGCTTGATTCACTAAAAACCACGCAGACCAAGTAAATTCCAAACCACCATCTTCATTCATAGAACGCGCGATGAATACCGAACCAGGTAAGGCGGGGTCTTGCGACACATTTATTGCCATATCTTCTGTATTGGCCGTTCCATCTAACACAAACGGTGTCATTGTTGGAAGCATAAAATACGATAATCCAACAATTGTCACCCGAAGTAATATAACAAATGCGATAAATACCATCAAAATAAAGGCAAATTTGGCTACATAACTATTTGATTCCATAAAGTCCTTCAATCCGAAGCCACCGCCTCCACCGATTCCGGAACTAGACGACAAACCGGCCTGACCTGGACTTGAAAACCCGGATGTGATTCCGCTCAAGAACCCGCCACCACTACCACCACCACCGCCACTACTACTTCCACTTCCAAAATTCATCTTTTCGAAATAAATGTCTGATATGAAACGACGAAATTATGAATAATTTATACTATATATTACGAAGCAAAAAAAACAATATAGAATAAATTACGAATATCGCATAAATGCGCGAATATCGCATAAATGCGCGAATATCGCATAAATGCGCGAATATCGCATAAATGTGAATTACGTGCTAATACTTGTCTGCTCTTGATTGTCTACAAGGAAGCTCAATTTGACCTTATATTTATTGAGTAGGTCGCTCCAAGGGCTTCCACCAAACCCTTGTGAGTAAATATCCCAGGCTTCTTGGGGCGCAATTGGAGATGCCTTCAGTTTCACATTTGTGATAAATCCGATCTCTTTGTTATCGGTACTAGCTTCCTGACCCAATACTATACTCTGCGTCGCACTAAGTTCAGACCCAGTATTTACAACACACGATTTCACTAATTTTCCATCAACGTAAACATCCATCGCTGAACCATTAAAACTGATGATGAGGTTCACCCATTTTTGAAGAGGAAATTCGGAAATCTCACAATTCGTTGCTACTCCAGTTTTTTTGGGCTGAATTACAACAGTATTGGTGTCATTTTTCAAATACGCTTTAAAGATTATATTTCCAGAAGCCGTAGTAACATTATTGAAAAAACTAACAATATTGGCACCACCAACCCAATCTTTAATATAAAACCAGACTGAAATTGAACTATTTGCCTTAAAACTATTCGGCAAGTTTCCACCAGTTAATACTGTTTTATTCGTCCACTTTTGCATAGTTCCTAAAGTAGTATAATTTGTAGTTAATGCCTTAAAAATGACATACAACAACAATAAAATAACAATAACTGCTAACACAAGTTTTGAATTCATATTATATAACATATGTATATATAATATTCGTTTCAGAATAAAGCCCACCCAGCAGGCGGATACAAACGATCAGTTATTGTGAATACACATTTGAAGAGCCAATTGTCTTTACTTCATCAGCAATGGTCTTTGTTCCTATGATTGGCGGGTCTTGCGATTTCAGCATATTATATGTCCACCTGATTTGTTCCAACGTTAATGGTTCGCGGTTAAATACTACATTACAAATATTGCCACTTAACCCATCAGGCTTTGCCGCAGTACCAGATCCGCTCGTAATAGGCTGTGTCGTAATATCCGGAACAAAGAAATCACTCTTCGCGACAAGTGTGTTATTCAAGAATACATCCATTGATTTGCCGTCATAATTAATAACAAAGTAATTCCATTTTTGAATTGGCAATTGTGTGTCTGTTTGAAAGTCATTTAAAATGTCGAGTTTGTTTTTATCACCATTGCTTAACCCTTGCGTTTTGCTATAATTGAACCGAGAGTTATATATGTCAGTATATACCCCCTTGTTCGAACTGTCTAATCTTGGTAAACCATTTGATAGATCAATCGTTTTACACGATACTTTAAATTCTGTTGTAGTCGGATTATATGTTAACCGTGGAATACCACCAAAATTAAATATTTCTAAATCCGCTTTCGAAGCGTTTACATTATTATTCAACCAGAACCATCCAGAAACCGAATAATTATAACGCTTCTTCTCTTCTGGTGGGCAATTTGCCGCAGAATCATCAGGGGTCCGATTAAGTGCCGTATTGTGGAAGATGAAAATCTGCGGACTCTGAGCAGTTAATCCTGTATCGTGTTGGGTTTTGAGTGGAATAGGTGCGGCGATCATTTGCGAATTTGAAGCGCCTATATAATTCAGTAAATAAGGTCCGCCATATAAAATAGCGATAAGGATAGTCTCGATTGCCAGAATAATCCAAATCGGTCGGGTTGTATCACCTACCGCACTTTGAGAATTTGTCAGAAGACCAAGAAACAAACAAGGAATATAGATAATACATAACCAAAGTAGGCGTAGGAATTTCATTCCAAGTATCGATTTCGTGAGATGGAATAGGAACATAAAAATCACCAAGACCACCATAACGGAGTGTTGTTTATAATATGCGAGCGCACACAGAATAATGAAGAATATCGTATTCGCAATAAAACGGATGTTTGTGAAGAGCTTCGTAAATGATGCCAATTCAGGTTCAGTGCCTGGTGCCGCACCCGGTTCGAGGGGTTTCTTATTGTCTTTAAATTCTAAGAAATAATGGAAAAACAGGATTGTCAGACCTAATATCGTCATACCCGTCACCGACATCCGGTTTTTATCATCTGGTTCTGTATCATAGACCCATACAATGATCATCAACACAATGTAAATGATGTGAACCATACCGAATGTCAACTGCTCCATTGGTTTGGTTGTATCTTCCGGTTTGTAATCATCAAAGAGGTAGTCTTCTGGTGTTTTGGTATTTGCCTTGGTGAATTTCTCTCGAATATACGCAACTACACCCGCAATCGCGACAATCGACATTATGACGTAAATAACTTGGGCGGTTGGCGAGTTCAATTGTGCGGCAATACCACCTGAAGCTGCGTCCTGTTCTGCTGTGCTATTATCCGAACCAACCTTATACACCATATAAATAACCGACAGTATCAAAATAACAAATGAAATGGTGAGTAATACAACCTTGATAAGCTTACCTATGGCACCGACTTTGGTTTGGTCGAGTGTTTCTTGTGTTTTTTTAAGCGCTGCGTCCATCGCTTCTTTGGCTTGAATGGCTGCTGGTTGCGCTCCTGCTACTGCTGCTGCGTTTGTTATCGTTATTTTCGCCTCCTCATTGTAATCAGGCTCGGCCATCGTCGTCACTTTTGCTGGGTCAATCTTATCGCCAGTCGGAAATAACCGAAGATCAGTTACGTTTGCGTCCCAATTCCAAAACTTAAATTTATTGAACTCCTCCATTAATTTAGCTCGGAACACTGTACTAAATATTGCGGGAATACCGAATAAAACCAATTTAAAAACGGTAATAAATAGCAATGGAATTAGATAAATTGCTGTGAAAAATAACCGGGCCAATTTAACAATCAATGATTCATTTTCGAATGCGGTATTATAGCGATACGATGAACCAAGAAAATACCAACCAGGTATGGTACACACCGTAAATAGTACAACAAGCGCAATAGCCCACCCCCAGCCATCTGGAATATCAGGAACTGCTAATTTGTCAACATACTTTCTTCGGATATAGTCCCAATACCACGATCCAGTAACACCAAGAACAAAAATTAAACCTAACACAATAGATAATATGGATAAGGGACGGGATCCATTATTATTATTTTGAGTAGTATACTGCCAAACCTGTATAGATTCCGCAAACCGCAGAATTGATTCCAGGCCACCAATATTGAGTTCTTTTACAAACGGAAGCAATAAAATTCCACATAATAAAAGTCCGACAATCAATACAATGAAAAATGTGTCTATTAATTCCTTCACCTTTGGAAACATTTCGCCAGTAAATGACCGTGCGATCCAGACATTTGTTGACTCTGCGTTAGAAACTCGGGCGAAAATAATAGCAACCCATACCACAATCAATATAACAAGTAAAAAGGGGTTCCACATTGCGCCTTTGGCGACGCGAACGATAGTTTTATCGAATTTTTGCCGACCACCCGCCGGAGGAGCAGGGTCGTATGTATTCAAAAGCGATTCCCATTCAGTTCCTGATACATTATCGATCTCACCATTTCTTATTTTATCATATGCTTTTGTTTTCTTTGTTGGCGAGGGCATATTGCTTCCCATATTGGCACAAAAATCTTGGTGCAGAGCATCGCTATTTGGCGGTATAAACGGATATTTCAATATATTACTTACTAAATCATTTTCTTCCGGAAATTCTTCGCAAAGTCCCATCCTTAAACGCGCGGTGCGGAAAAGAGTAATCATCACAATAATAACCAGCGAAAGTGTAGTAAAAACTCCATTGATTATTTCGGAGGGTTTTTGTTTTTCTTGTATACGTTTGTTTAATGCTTTATTTAATGTCTCGCTATCTATCGCAGCATCACTATATCCGTTCTTCTTCTTTAATTCTTTGGTTACCTCTTCTATCAATATCTGTGATTTTTCTTGGTCGATCATTTCTGGTCGTTGTCGAACCATCTCTACCATATTCCAAATGTAACACCCAAGGAACAAAACTGCCAATACCACCCCACCCCAATAGTTGGTTGTCGCTTTTTCTAATTTACCCAACGTTAATACAAGAAATACAGACGCAAAAATCATATAAATTCCGCCGTGAGCAGCAAATACATTACTATTGAAATTACCTTTGGCGTCTGATCCGGTTTTAAGTCCAGACCATCGTTGACTTGTTCCTATCCATAAAATTCCACATAGAAAGAAGAACGCAAAAATCAAAAATTTCAAGATTAGATAACGATCAATGTTAATATTGTATTGACCATAACAATATATTGCGCCAAAAATAATCCCATACCCAATCACCTGTAATACCAATCCAATGACCAAAGCAGTGCTTGCGCCGGCATTTACTGTGTTTTCTTTGTACTTGATTTTATCATCATCCGTTATTAATTCTTTAGTTTCGTTCTCAATAGTTTTTGCACGAGCGACCATATACAACCCTAATACCGTGCTAATAAACCCGCCAAGCCCGCGCCACTTCGTCGTGGTTTTATCATCATCGTTATCTTGTGACGCATCTTCACGAAAGATTTTCCATAATGAATAAAGAATCAACACAATTCCACCGAACAAAAATGTGCTACCAACTGTATTTATAGCATTTGCGTTGTCAATATTTAAATGTTTGAGACCTGTACTACCAAACCCAAGACCGATACCTAGTATAATAAATACAGCCGTAACGATCCCTGCGACTATTTTTTTGGGGATTTGCATTTGACCACCGGCAAAATCAAAATCAAAATCACCTTCGAATGGATTTTGACCCAAAGTCGGGAATATATATTTGTTATCAGTTAGCCACGACTTATACGATTTTGTGTCCCCATTCATTACCCATATTGCGTATATAACCACCAATATCAACATCATAAAACTAGCCATTTCGATTCGGACAACTTCCCATGTAAAAAGCCCGACAAGAATTATGACAGCAAAGATAATAATAGGTAAGTAATCCAATAGTTTATTTATATGAAATGATTCTTTTACGGAGGCTGTGGCATCCATATTTGAGTTATTTATAATGAATAATTTATAATTACAATAACACCAGTTATAATTATAATATATAATAATGCTTCGCCGTCTACCGCCGTCTCGAATACCCGCCCGCCTGCGTCGAGCGATTATAAGAACGACATTGCGGTTTTTTTCCCGTGGCAATCGCGACACAATGCTACTAAATTATCAACGTGATTAGACCCCCCGTGTTCTAAAGCAATGACATGATCGACTTCAAACCACGCAGGCAATTGACGCTTACAATCGCCACATGTCCACCCTTGTTGTGCTGCGACATATTTCTTCTTTGTTTCGCTAACACTTCGTTTGCTAGAGCCCTTGCCGGAATTGAGAACTCGTCTCTCGGCGGGGCTCACTGAACCGCCGCCACCCATCGCACCCACCGTCCCACCAGACTTTCCGCCGCCTGTAGCACCGGCCATCGCACCGGCCATCGCACCGGCCATCGCACCGCCACTCATAATATTTACTAGGTTACCGTCGTTGGGGGGTGAAACCCCCCGGGTAAAATCAAAGAACGGGGTTATCATATCAGCAGTCCCTTTACTAATCGGCATATACTTAATGATATCGTTAGCGTGAAATAACAATTGCCTAGAGTTTTCGGGATTACGTCGTAAAAAGAGAAAGAGCGATAGACCAACAAACCCAAATGTCGCCATTTTAATCAGTTTCTGATTGGACTGAAACATTTTTATAAGACGCCCGTCATAGTATGTATTTGCGATTAGAATCGCTGTAATAATAAATACGATATACTCGGTTTTTATCATATTATATAATTAATGTTTATTGAAAGTTATATAATACATCTACTAAAATAACGAATAGAATATATGAATTATTTTCTGTGTCGACGTGTCTTCTTACTGCGTTTTCCTTTATACTTTTTAGAACGCAATTTAGTTTGCTTGCTTTTACGGTTTTTACCTCGTTTGGATTTCCCGCCACCAAACGCTGCCTTGAACGGGTCTTCACCCATAGATATTGCTTGCTGCGCGCTGCCTGCTGCTGCTGCTGCTGCTGCTGCTGCTGCTGCTGCTGCTTCTTCTTCTTCTATCGCCAACTGCAGATCCTGCTCCTCTTGCATCAGCTTCTCCCGCTCATGCTTCGGCAGTGCTGCTATCGCCGCAAGCAGCTCCTCCGCCTTAACACGCCACTTTTGCTGCTGCAGCTCCCCTTGCTTAGTAGCTGCCAGTTGCTGCTCCTGCAGTAGCTCTTGTAGCTGTTTTTGCTGCTGCCGCTGCTCTAGCAGCTTCTGCGCTTGCTGAGTCGGCGGCAAAATGGCTTGCGGCTGCGGCCGCTGCTCTCCCTCACCGGGGGTTCCTTTACTATCAGTACTCATCGTTAATTATATATAATAATAATAATATATATTTCCAATTATATAATTAATTTTACCGATTATGATAATAATACGCCGCATACCCCAATCCCGCCATCACCAGTAAATACACCAACTTCTCCCGGTATTTCAATTCCTCTAATATCTGTATCGGTTTCGGGCGATAGTGTAAATAATATCTCTCGAGTGCGTCGTGTAAAGAAACCTCATCCTTCATCTGGAGGACATTATATCGATTATGAATAAAATGAACCCATTTGATAAATGAAGTTCGACTGTCTAAATAGGGTGTGACTGGATATTTATCCAACATACGACTAAATTCCGACGACATTTCCGGATCAGGAATAAACATCGCGAAATTCTGAATAAAATCGTAATACTTTTTACGCGTGACATCATTGACGTGGTCTGGATAATTAACCGCGACGGACATTAAAAAGAACCAGTAATGAGGACCCCATACAGTCGCGTCTAGTTTCAACATAGTGCGTATGTCTGCGTATGCGTGCGTATGTGTGTATATTCAATTGTCTTTACTATGAAATAACATAAAAACAATATCATAATTACGGTAAATGAATATGATGTCAGAAGACGTCGATGTCGCGGTAGCGGTTAAGACTACAAACGCAGATGAAAATACAAAAATACATAACCCTAAATCGGCTTTGTCGTATAAGGAGATGAGCCAACTAAAATCGTCCGCAAATACACAACCACAACCACGCGCACATATGAGAATGTCATATAACGATACGTCGTATTCGTCGCATAAATCTGGTTCTATTATGTCATCAACCGCCATATCTAGTGGCGGCGGCGGTGGAGCAGTAGCGTCGTCTGACAACAAGTATTTCTGTAATAATTGTAATCGGAATAACCACGTATATAACAATTGCCGCGCGCCTATCACAAGCATCGGTGTTATCGCATTCAGGTGTGGTGATTCTGGACCAGAATATTTGATGATACGTCGGCGTGACTCATTCGGGTTTGTGGATTTTGTACGAGGTAAGTATTCGCTACACGATGAAGCGTATATCCAGCGCATTATTGACGAGATGACTGTTCACGAAAAGTCCAACCTGATGCGTCTCACGTTCGAGCAGTTATGGAAATTGTTGTGGGGAGATTATACTCGCGGAAGCCAATATAAAAACGAAGAAATGGTGTCATATGAAAAATATCGACAGGTTCTTGGGGGGATACGAACAAAAGACGGACAAGTGAAAAATCTTCAGCAGTTTATAGATGACTCGAAAACGCGTTGGAATGAAACGGAATGGGGATTTCCAAAAGGCCGGCGTAATTATAATGAAAAGGACATCTCGTGTGCGCTGCGCGAATGCCTCGAAGAAACAGGGTATGATATTACAGCCGACAACGTAATTCAGAATATCGCGCCATATGAAGAGATATTTATGGGGTCAGATATGAAATGCTACAAGCAGAAATATTTCCTGGCGATGGTGGATTTAGAAAAGAAGCCTAAAACTGCGCACGATATTATGGAAGTTGGTCTGATGAAATGGATGCCATATGACGAATGTATACAGATGATAAGACCTTATAATTTAGAAAAGATCGGGATTATTCGCAAAATCAATAATATATTGAGTAAGTATCGCATTTATTAGTTCCATATCCTTTTTATTTCGTATAGGTATATAAAGGAGCGTATCGAAATATAATAATAGTAATAATTGTATTATTGAAATAGTAGTATGAATGCTGAAAGTGAAAATATACCGATTGAGTTGGTAATGTCTGGTAGTCCTGGTGGTGGTGGTGGTGGTGGTGGTGGTGGTGGCGGCGCAGCCGCAGGACCACAAGAAGAATTGGTCAAACGAATGATCAAACCAAAGAGTGTCAAGGTCGCGCCAGCGGCCGCAGTATCAAACGCATCTGAGATAGCTCGTTTAACAAAAGAATTGGATGATGATCGCAAAAAATTAAACTCTGAAGATCTGAATAACCCGTTTAGTAAGGAATTCAATAAGTTGTTATTAAAAAAAGAATTGCTTGAAAGCGTGCATACACTTCACGATATCGGTGTATTGGCTGGAGCTGGTTCCGACGATGAAGGTAATGGCGAAGCGAAGTATCTATATCCTACACTAAACGACCCCAATTTCAATACGAAACTCGCACTCCGTAAAGAGTTCTTCGATACTAAGATGGATGTAGATAATGCGGTGAGTGTGGAAGAACAGGCTGAAATATTATGTAATGCGCCATTTGAGCTCGCTCCAAACCAGCAATTCGTCCGCAATTTTCTCTCGGTAGAGACACCGTATAACAGTCTATTATTATACCACGGATTAGGAACAGGCAAGACGTGCTCGGCAATTAGTGTCGCCGAAGAAATGCGGGATTATATGAAACAGATGGGAATATCGCAACGTATTATTGTTATTGCGTCACCAAATGTACAGGAGAATTTCCGGCTTCAACTCTTTGATGAACGCGAATTACGAGAGATTGAACCAGGTGTATGGAATATCCGCGCGTGTACTGGGAATAAATTCATCAAAGAAGTAAATCCAATGAATATGAAGGGGCTTACACGCGATAAAATCGTGAAACAAATCCGGCGCTTGATTTCGTCGCATTATTTATTTTTCGGGTATAACGAATTCGCGAATTACGTGCGTAATAATGCGGCGAGTATGGGAATTTCCAAAGATAATGTCTCGATAAAGGAGAAACGCAAAAGGGGTGCGGGAGGAGGAGGCGGCGGCGGCGGCGGAGCGGAGGCCGCAAGCGTCGTTAAAAAAGGGCGTAAAACCGCGGCGGATATCGCAAAGGCTGCGGAGGCAGAAATGATGGCGATTGAGACGCTGTCTGTTTCTAAATTACGGAAATTATTCGCGAATACGTTGATCATCATTGACGAAGTCCATAATATCCGTATCACTGACGATAATCGTGATAAACGTGTTGCGAAAATATTGTTTCAAATCGCCCAGAAAGTCAACAATGTGCGTCTGTTATTATTATCAGGCACACCGATGTATAACAGTTATAAGGAGATTGTCTGGTTGATTAATCTGATGAACCTGAACGACAAGCGCGCGACAATCGACATTGCTGATGTGTTTGATGACCGGGGAAATTTTCGTGTAGACCCAGATGGCCGAGAATCGGGAATGGAACTCCTGGTTCGTAAATCTACCGGTTATCTTTCATTTGTGCGTGGTGAAAATCCTTATACATTTCCGTATCGCATATTTCCGACTGAACATTCACCAGAACATTCACTTCTGGCGCGAATGCGAGGAGGTCGTGCTTACCCGCGAACTCAACTGAACGGCAAACATATCGACCAACCAATAGAACATATCGATGTTTATATGACACCAGTCGGTGATATTCAGGAGGCAGCATACCGGTATATTATTAGTGATATGAAAGCATCATATATATTCAAGAAGACTGCGATGGTACGCCGAAAAGCTGCTGCTACTGCTGCTACTGCTGCGGCTGCAGCTTCTTCTACACCCAAAAAAGGTAAAAAAGCCGCTGCTGGCGGAGTCTCTGTCGACGTAGTAGATGATAAAACGGTTATTGAATCATCTGGATTCCCATCATTTGAAAATATGGATACGATTGGATACGCCATTGTTCAGCGACCTCTTGAAGCACTGAATATCGTATATCCACATTCATCATTGATCGATCATATAAATGACCCCGACAGCGGCGAGTTTGATATAACGTCTTGTATAGGAAAGGAAGGTCTGCGCCAGATTATGACATATACGGAAGGAGGTAATCCACCCGCACGTCAAAACTTCGAATATCGCTCCGACTTTCTTCGGACATTTAAATTACCCGACGGTGAGAAAACGACAAAGACATCTGCGCGGATTTTTGCGCCGGAAAATATTGGGCGATACTCTGCGAAAATCAAGAATATATGTGACCACGTAGTTTCCAGTGATGGTATTATACTTGCGTACAGTCAGTATATCGACGGTGGAGTTGTTCCGATTGCCCTAGCACTTGAAGAACTCGGATTTACACGATATAGTGCCCGTGGTGGGAACTCGTCGTTATTCCAGACCAAACCCACGCCAAGTATCGATGCAATAACATTTTTACCGCAAAAACAGCACCAGGCACAATTTCCTGGTCAACCCTTTCGTCCAGCGCGGTATTCGGTGATTACAGGAGACCCCACGATTTCACCGGACAATTTATTCGAATTGAAGGCACTTACGAGCGAAGATAATACAAACGGTGAGAATGTCAAAGTCGTTATTATTTCCGTGGCGGGTGCAGAAGGATTAGATTTTAAGAATATTCGGCAAGTCCATATACTGGAACCCTGGTATAATATGAATTTATTGGAACAGATTATTGGTCGAGCTATTCGGAATTGTAGCCATAAGAATTTGCCGTTTTCTCTGCGGAATGTGGAATTGTATTTATATGGTTCAACATTAGCCAACGAAGAGATAGAAGCGATCGACATGTATTTGTATCGCCTGTCCGAATTCAAAGCGATGAAAATCGGTGTAGTTTCGCGTTTATTGCGGACGACTGCGGTGGACTGTTTATTGAATATTCAACATAATACGCAAACTGCCGCACAATTGAACCAAGCCGTAAAACAACAACTCGCGTCTCGTAAACAGATCGATTATCAAGTGGGCGCGCGACCATTTTCCGCATTATGTGACTATATGGAGCGATGCGAATATACTTGTCGACCAACATTTTCAAATGGAAAACCAATACAAGAGCAGAACGAGTTGTATGGTATCGACGATGATAGCGACAGTGGTAGTGAGAGCGGCGAAGGAGGTGGAGGTGGAGGACAATCACGTAACCGCAAGAGCGATGTCCGATTGGATACATTTAATGAGAAATTTATGTCGATGAATATCGATAAAATCATTCACAAAATTCAGGATTTATATAAGGAATCGTTTTTCTATAAGAAAACAGGCCCGAATGGAATTATCGCGCACGTTAATGCGACACGCCCATACCCAATCGCACAAATTAATTTAGCATTAACACAGATGGTTTCTGAACCCAATGAATATATAACAGATAAGTACGGGCGTCTAGGAAAACTTGTTAATGTCGGTATTTACTATCTATTTCAACCCATCGAACTAAATGATCCGAGTGTTAGTATTCACGAACGAAGCACACCACTGCCGTATAAACACGAAAGTATACAATATCCTCTTCCAATAGAAGTAACCGAGGATTATTTGGATATAAAACCAGGAGCGGATGCGCCAGTTATTCGCCAAACAAATGAAGCGGTAGTTGCTTCGGTAAAGCATATGCTTGCTGATTCGACATCCGCATCCGCGTCCACGTCCACGTCCACGTCCGCGCCAACGACAAATGTAGCCAACAAAGCAGCGGATGGTTTACTTGCGAGTATGAGCCGTAGTAGTAGGGATAGCGATGATAATGTTCAAGAATTAATAGCCACACTAGAAGAAACATTTGAAACGTGTTGCCTTGTCCACGATAAACCTACAAAAACACAAGATGAATGGTATTATTATTGTGGTAAAGTGATAGATCAAATCTCTCAAACAGAGGAATTTCATACAACAAAGGAACAATTATACGAACTAGTAGTCGCAAACCTGTTGGAACATTTATATATTGGTCACAGTATTAAGTTGATTAATTATTTATACCATAAAAATAATGGTTCTATGGTTGTGTCGCGAAGGTCTGTCGCTGCTGGTGCTGGTGGTGGTGGTGGTAGTGGTGGTGCTGCCGCTACTAGTATTCAACCGTTATCACAATTCGAACAAATGATATTGAACTATTATTCGCAACAAGTAATACATAAGGCTCTTGGTGGAAAACGTGCGGCGGTGGCGCTCGCAGCAGCAGGAGGTGGTGGCGGCGGCGGTCCTGCTGGGGCGACATCACCAGAAGATATGGGTATGATGCTTTTTAACGAAAAGAAAGAACAATTTGAATTTATCGTATTGCGATACGATACTCCAGAATGGGTCGCTGCTGAATCAGAAGATGAACGCGATTTTACATTGATTTTAGGAAAGTTACAATCTACACAAATTCAATCGATGAATATGATTGTCGGGTTTATTTCGTTTTTCAAACGGGAATACCTGATCTTTAAAGTAAAAATGATGAAAAAGAAACGTGATAAAGGCGCGCGATGTGACCAGTCGGGTAAAACAGACACAATTATGATGATTAATAATATTTTTATGTTACATCCGGAAACACAGGGTGAAGAATATAAACTAACCATCGAAAACACCAAACACAGAACCCAGAAGGAATTATGCGTCTTTCAAGAATTTTTACTGCGGGCATTTCAGGCAAATAACGTAAATGGTAAAAAGTGGTTTTTTACACCAGGAGAAGCATTACTCTGTAATATTGAGAAGTTACATATGGGAGGTGAGTAATTATGCGAAACAATACAAAATATAATACTAATATAATATAATAAATACAGCATATTAACATTATATAATAAAAACAATGTCCGCATCAGGTGGACAACGATATGCGTCTATTTCAAAATATCCAGGCGGCGGCGGCGGTGGCGGTGGCGGTGGCGTCCAAGCAAAAAGCGCATTTGGCATTTATACCGCAATATTATTGACCCGAAAAATACGAATACCTTTTAATATTATTGGACGTAATGTGAAGGATACACTAGAACATATTCTCTCAAAAATGGTGGAAGGAAAGTGTATGGCGGAAGGATTTATTAGGCCAGGAAGTGTAAAAATACTCACGTATTCAAATGGATTTTTATATGGAAAACACGCAATATTTGATGTGGTATACGAATGTCAATCGTGTTCACTTGTGGAAGGAGTTGTATTTAAATGTATAGTTAAAAATATAACTTTAGCAGGTATTCGCGCAGTTTTAAATGAACCAAAAACACCAGTTGTCGTATTCATTGCGAGAGACCATCATTTTGACAGGCCAGATTTTACCCGTATTCAGGAAGAGGAAGAAATACGTATTCGCGTAATAGGACAACGATTCGAGATAGGTGATGATGCGATCTCTGTAATTGGTGAACTGATTTGAGGAATATATGTATAGATGTATAGATACAATTAATAATAATAATAATAATAATAATAATAATAATTATAGACCATAAATACATAATGAATTCCGAAAATAACAATAAAGATTATGTATTTACGTGCCTTCATTGTAATGAAACATTTGTAATCAATATGAAAGATTTTAATTGTAAAATATTGAGACACGGTGTTTATAAACATAATCTACAGCAGATAAACCCACACGCTAGTAAAGAAGAATGTGATATGCTTGTAGCAACTGGAATGATTTACGGCTGTGCTGGACCGCTTCAGATTATAGAAAGCGAGAGTGGCGAGAGCGTCGACAGCGGCGACAGCAGCGAAGGGCGCAGTGCGATCGCGACACCCAATAAATATAGTGTCGTGACGTGTGATTACATATAATACTATGTTGTAGTAATTGTTATTGTGTTATTATCAAAATAACTCAATAAAATTGATAAAGATATAAACAAACCATAATAAGTGATATACCCACCATTCTTGACAATGGCAACTATTGTTATTCGTCCCAAAAGAAAGACGAAGAAGACAGATATCGACGCACCTGCGCAAATTTCAGAACAAGAACAAGAACAAAAACTGCCCGAGCCTTCATCTCCATTCAAGATAAGGGATGATGATTATACTCGATCTGCCACTTATTGTGACGAGGGTCTATTCAATCGACAACAAATTAAACGAACACTTACAATACCATTTCACCGGATCAGCAATCTAAGGAATAATGATAACATAAAGAATCTGCTGACAAGTGAATTATCTTCCAAATACGAAGGAAAGTGTTCGATTGAAGGATATATTTGCCCGAACTCTATCTCTATTTATAATTATTCGTGCGGAACCTTGTCGGGGGGAAATATACGATTCGATGTCGTTGCGGACTGTCTGGTTTGTTTTCCAGATGAACATATTGAGATAAAATGCGCCGCGAAGACAATAACGCAAGCCGGAATTCGCGGCATTGCTACAAAATTACAAGTAGGCTCTGTTTCACCGATTGAAGTATTCTTGTCCCGTGATATGAATATCAAAAACAACGAATTATTCTGTCGGGTGGAAGAAGGTGATATCTTGACGGTAGAAATAATTGGGCGACGTTTCGTATTAAATGACACGCACGTAACAATTATCGCGATGTTATTACACGCAGAATCGCCAGAATAAAATATAAAGGTTAGTTCTTCAATAATGATAAATACACGATACACGATACCGCCGAATATGGGAAAACAATCACAGATCTCTATTGCGAGTCTAAGTAAAATGAATGAAATACAAACAATATCACAGCAAGTTGAAGCCAAGACGAATTACCTAATGATGCTAAAGGAAGGTATAGAGAATATGCCAGTTATTCATCAAATTGAAATATTGCGAATTCTGAATGGAAAACAAGTAAATATAAATGAAAATAAGAACGGTATTTTTGTTAATATTACGAAATTAAATGATGAAACATTGACACAATTAGATGAGTATATGAAATATGTTATCAAACAAGAAGAACAATTAAGTGAAATAGAGCATCAGAAGGAGTTAATCACCAAGGAATACTTTGAGGGTAAACAGCAAATTAATTAATTAAGTAACGGCATAAAGATAATACGATATATTATACTACCACCATACTCAAAGTCTAGCTAGACATATTCGAATGACAATCATTCCGTGTGTTTACAACTCTTTTTCATTTACACGAGAGAATATAACCGAAAATATGTTTATTCTGGATATTCGCAAATATCCAGAACACGGTGCGTATATACCCAAAGCGAAACCTATACGTGAGGACATCTCCGTCCCCGTCCCCGTCTCCGTCCCCGTCTCCGTCCCCGTACAGAAAATGATGTCTCTGCCAGAACCTGATCCAATTTCAGAATCAGACTCAGAATCAGACTCAGACTCAGACTCAGAATCAGACTCAGGAACCGAATCAGACTCAGTTATAGAGACTGCGCAAGAATCAGGTATTAATGTCACCGTCGCCGGCCTCGCCGTCGATATCCCGACTCTAATGGCACAATATTTTTATCTTCCAAATGTCCGAAATGACACATTATTATGGTGTTGTTATATTATGATTTATGGTATTGAAAAATTCGAATGCGTTGAAAATCATTATACCGAGTCTAATACATTTAAATTTCACCTAGTTGAATATATAAGAACTAAAAAGACACTATTAAAACCTCACAAGATCGGATTGTCCGCAACAGAAGATACGCTAGTTAATAAACCGTTTATTAATCTAGAAACATTTCAGGCAATCGCAATATGTTATAATCTCTCGGTATGTGTTATTCAAGACCGTAAAATCTTTGAAATTGGTCGGTCAGACAACGATACGAATACATTTATTATGGAGAAAATAAAGGGAAAGTATGGGTTGTATATCTCGTCGCGTGTACCACACAGCATCATCTGGACTACTCACGCGGAAAAGTATTTGAACTTCGTAAGGGACAGTTATTGGAGTATGGAGAATATAACTTCACCAATTCGGTCTATATCCGCATATAAGCTTCAAGACTTGATTGATATATGTAGAAAATTAAATATACCGGAAACAAAGGTAATATTGGGAGATTTTGGTTCAATTGTAAATGAAAAAAAGAAAACCAAACCCGAATTATACGAAGAAATATGCCGTTCTATATAATCACAGGCTAAATTAGACATTTCATCAGTATGATGAATAAAATTGAAAATATATATATTATATGAATAAGTGTATAAATAATTTCCTATTCATATATATAGTAGAATGCCGAGAGCCGTTGCGTCATCGGATAAGCAGTCAGAATTTTCCAATATTGTGTCGTCGTATTTAGACGGTCTATTGGATAAAACCGATGGAATACCTGAATTAGAGATACGGTTTGGTACTCGTGGAAACCAGCCAACAACGAAACATAATTTCGATAATGTGATACAGAAGTTACTTGCGTCTGGTTTCAGCTTTTCAAAAAAGAACGCATACTCGTTGAAAATACAAAACGAATACGTTGATTCTCGCACAGGACAGACCAAACTTTCGCTTATTCGTGCGGAAATCCACGGAATCAATGACGTCCAGAAGTATTGTAAAACAAATATGCCCGATGAGAAATACATATTATTCACACAGAAGATGTATGCGCGCAAACCGGGAAGCGGTGGTGGCGACGACGCATCACCAAGACAAGACACAACTATCCATCCAGTTATCTTTGACGATTTCAATTTCAAGGTAAGTTATCAGCGTGAGAAACGTATCGCAAATACATCAACCCTTGCGCGGTCGATTATAAAATCGTGGAATGACAACAAGAAGACATTTCGGTATATAAACCGTTCAACATTAACACACCCGGACTTACCCTTTCAGCTTGACTTGAGTGTTGTGAAAGAATCGCATAAAGACCGTGCCGGATATATTTCGGCGTCTACGTTTGAATCATCCAAAGTGTTGGAAAGTCCTATACGGTATGAAATTGAGATTGAGGTAAACAATGACCTCGTCGGTCCCGGCACTTCATTTACCCATCCTAAACATTTATTGGATACCATACGTCGTGTTATAAAAATGGTATTGTCGGGCATTCAAGAAACGAATTACCCAGTTTCATCTGCTGAATTACGCAATATACAAAGACGATATTACACGCTACTTCACCCAGAAGAGAAAGATGTTCGGTCAGAGTCAGAGTCGGGTTCTGACTCTGAAAATGATGAAGAGCGCGACGAGCGCGATCCAGAAAAGAAGGCCGAAATGAAAGAGAAACGCCGCCACGCAAAAGAAGTCGCATCCGGTTCAGGGACGGTGGGACGCACAATCCAATTACGCCCCAGGAATTTTATCGGCCCGTGCTCATTCACACTTCAAATGCATAATGTGCGCCCATTGAACCCGGATTCGAAAGTTCCGAATATTCGCACGAATTATTCAGTGACTGAAAAAGCGGATGGACATCGTAAACTAATGTTTGTTGCGCCAAAAACCGGGCGTATCTACTTGATCGATATGAATATGAACATCCAATTTACTGGCGCGGTATCTTTAAATACCAAGTTACACAACACATTACTCGACGGAGAACACATTATTCATAACAAAAATGGCGATTTCATCAATTTGTATCTAGCGTTTGACGTATATTATGTCCATAAGTCCGATGTTCGTGCGAGGTTGTTTTACCCCATCAATGAAGAAGAAGTTCTTACGAATTTCCGACTTCCATTGCTGGTAAGTGTTATCAAAAACCTTCAGGCAAAATGTGTATCTGGAGGCGCAGATTCGTTATCTCCAATACGTATTGAGCATAAGCATTTCGAGGTCGCGGCGGTGTCGGGGG